GAACAAGTGACGGATTCTTTTTTACAAACTGATCGCATTCTTCTGGTGAACTGAAGGCAATGAATGCAATCCAAACTGTTTTTAACATTTGGTTTCTCCTGTTGTTTGAATCACTGTATAATATTTGACTTATGAAATGTTGGCACTTGTTGCGCCAAATTACTCTCACCGTAGTTAGCCGCATTCTGGGGAGAGAATTCTGGGGTGCCGTGCTATTGCACGGAAGCGACCATGCCCGAGGAACGAGGAATAGCATGGCGCACTTTTTATCTGATCAAAAAATGGCACGGGGGTGGGTGGGTGGAGTGACATATTTTGATAGGAGACTGCATGGCTCAATGCCATGCTTTCTCCTGCCAGTCGCTATCAAGTGATGCTTCATATGGAGTGAGTACACCACATTGCAAGCGGAGGTCATCTGCATCTAGCCACAGTTCATCGGTATCTAGGTGGTAGTCGTGACTGTCAAGCAGCGGGATGATTGGTGATTTAAGCATTGTCTGTTCCTCTGGCGAATGAGGCCCGTAGCGAAGCGGAGGGCCGAAAAAATTTTGGGGCCACCGTTTGGCAGCCCCGTTTTTAAAGTGTGATTTGTGACCATGTGGTCGTGTCAAGTCCTAGTCTGATCGGTAGGATTTTGACTGGAACCCAGCGCGGGATAAGTCGCGCTAGGTTTGATTTTATAATCATGCAACGTTTGCGACTGTCTCAACGCCGTTGGTGTTTGCGGTCTGATCGGCTGGCGGTGTGATGCCAAGCGCTGCCATGTCTGCCGCGATGTCTGCGGGTATGGCTTGCGGTTGTTGGTTGATTGGAACATTGCCCTCGTTTTCACCATAGGCAATGTAAGACTTGCCAAAGGTTTCCGCGTAGTAACCTCGTAACTGGTCTTGCATGCGGTCAAACAATGCAAGTTTGCTTTGCGCTGCGCGGGCCTCTGAGACTGCCGCTTTTAGCTGCGTCAATGCAATCTCGGTTCCATCATTGCGGCGCATTGCATATTCTGCGCGTTCCTTGGTGCTGATGGCGTAGGCGTCATGGCCCTTGCGTGATGTCTTCAACCAATAGAGTTTGTCAATGATGGCTTCGACAATAACGCGGCGATCAAATTGACAAGTGTCTGTTATGGTAAACTGACGGTCACGGTACAGCGTTTCATCTGTGGTTATATGGTTTAAGAAGTCCGTTACTGGGTCGGTTTGGCTGGTGCGCGTTTTGTTGGCATCGGCTGCGGGGTTTGCTTCTACGCGCAAGGCGTTTAACGCTCTCTTTGTGTGTCGGAAGTTTTCCTCGGCGTCCATGGCTATTTCGTTTGCGCGTTGTACCATTTCAATCAATTCGGCTTTTGTGTGGTTCTTTGTAGCGATTTCATAAGCAGTCATTTTAAGTTCTCCATTTTAAGCGTTAGCTTTTGTGTGTTTCTCGTAATTTGAACCGGCCCGAAGTGAGGGGCTGGACAACGCCGACAGGGAATTGCCATGGTTCTGGAGTCAAGACGCAACCACGTCCGTCTTGACTGCAGGTTCTGGCTGTTCCATGACGGTGGGGGCCAGACGCGAGCTTCGGAGTTGGTCAAATTCTTTTTATTAGTCTTTTTCTGCTTCTTACTTTAGCCATATGGGGGAAGCGTATAGCTGGGGGAATCCGGCAAGATTCCCCCCACTTGCTGGCCCGATGGTGTAAGCCATCGGTTAACAGCCAGCTACCTTTTACCTTGCGATAGCCGACGAAGGAGGGAACGATACTCACCTGAAAGGCAGAGACTTTAGGCTCTGTTCATGAGTAGCGCGTTCATCGCCCAAATGGTGTCAACTGGAATAATCAGGTGTGACGTAGGGTAATTGGTATAGTGACGTTACGTAACTATTGACAGCCATATAGCAAATGGTGTCGTAATGGGGGGAGAGAGGGAGAGGGGGGCTAGCGAATGAGACATACGATAGATGTTTTAATATTGACTGAGCTTAGAAAACAGGGGTGACATGGTTCCAGCAAACAAGAAGCTGACTGATAAACAGACGGCGTTAGTAGACACGATTGTAGCAAAAGGTTGTACGATAGCACAAGCAGCAGAGTTGGCTGGATATGCTAAGGGTGAATCTGGAAGAGTGACTGCAACCAAGACAATGAAGTTACCACATGTGCAGCAGTACCTGATGCAGCGGATGAATGATGAGTTTGGATTGAGTGCTACTCTGGCTGTTGGTACAGTGCGTAGGTTAGCTACGAGTGCTAAGTCTGAGTACGTTCAGCTTGAGGCTAGTAAGGATTTGCTGGATCGTGCTGGCTATAAACCTATTGATCGCTCTCAGGTTCAAGTGGCGGGGGACATTAAAGTCTCAATTGATCTGGGGTAAGGGGTGGGGGGAAAAACTCTATGCTCACGCTATGTTACTGATCCCCTACTCACATTTTTCTTAAAAAAGGTTCTCAAAAAATATTTTATCTGTTAAGGGTGAGAAATGAGATATTCTAAGAAGCCTGAGAAGATGCCTATTCGGAAGTCTAATTCCAAGGCGAAGCTTTTATTGAAGAGTAAAGGTTATGGTCGCAAAAAAATATCAGAATCCTGAGGGTGGTTTAAACGCTGCTGGTCGCAGGTATTTTAATCGAACCCAAGGCTCTAATCTACAGCCGCCTCAACCCAAGGGTGGGCCTAGAAAGAAATCTTTCTGCGCTAGAATGAGTGGTGTAAAAGGGCCGATGAAAGATGAGAAGGGCCGTCCGACTAGAAAGGCTTTAGCTTTACGAAAGTGGAAGTGTTAATGCCTAGTAGTAAGAATTATGTTCGGGATTATTCCAAGGCTGGTGAGGGCAAGTACGACAAGTCTTCTAAGCGTATGGAGGATAATCGCAAACGTAAGAAGGCTCGTTACAAGTTGGAGCAAGCTGGTATTGCCAAGCGTGGTGATGGCAAGGACGTTGACCACAAGAACGGAAACCCAAGGGATAATTCTAAAGGTAATCTAAGAGTTGTTGGCAGGGCTGTGAATAGATCTATTAAGCGCAATAAGAATGCGGGAAAGGCATAGCTATGTGTTTTGGAAGTGGTGGGCCTAGCGCTTCAGCGCTGTATGATGCTCAGAAGCCTGAGTTTGGTGAGTTACCTTCTTTGGCTATGGATAAGGTTAAGAGGGATAAGCCTAAGTTGGAAGATGTAAAGCGGAAGGGTTATCAGGCTCGTTCTTTGCTGATGCCCACTAACATGGGGGATTACTAATGCCAAAGGGTAAAGGAACTTATGGATCTAAGGTTGGGCGTCCTCCCAAGCAGAAGCCAAGTGGAAAGAAGAAATAATGCCTAAAGGTAAATCGCCCCGCGATAAAATAAATGCTCGTTATTCGTTGCTCTCTAAGCAATTAGAAAGCATGCCCGAAGATTACTCTATGGTGACTAAGTTGCGCCGCAAGGTTAAAGAGTTTCTTGGCACATCTGATGGGCAAATGGTTACTAGCTTAAAGCGAGAAAATCTTCTGAAGAAGGTTAAAAAGCTAGAGAGCACTGCTAGTGAGAAGTTTCGCAGTCAAATGAACATAAGCGAGGAGCAAGATGGCGGTTAATGCTGCTGGTAATTATACCAAGCCTAAGATGCGAAAGTCTTTGTTTAACAGAATAAAGGCTGCGAATGTTCAAGGCACTGCTGCTGGCAAGTGGTCGGCAAGGAAAGCGCAACTTTTAGCAAAGCGGTATAAGGCTGCTGGTGGAGGATATAGATAATGGCTGATAAATTTGAACCAGATTCACAAAGAGCGCAGAAGAAATTCCCAGAAATGCGAATGACTCGAGCAATGGCAATGGATCGCATTGACCATATGTTTAAAACGAATCGCACTGCTGCAATTAAAGCGTTAAACAATTTGCTTAATAAGGGCGGCTCGTCTGGTGGTTTTAACACTTCTGAAACGAAAGCTGCTAATAAGTGGCATAGTTCCAAGGTAGGAGGCTCTTCTAAATCTGGCGGCGCTGGTGGCAGAATGATGATGCCTCAGGAATACTCTAAGCGTACTTTGTATAAGCCCAAAACAAACTAATGAGAGCGCCTCAGAAGTCATTAATGAATTGGGGCAAGCAGAAGTGGCGCACCAAGTCTGGCAAGAAGTCTAGTGAGACTGGTGAGCGCTACTTACCTGCTAAGGCTATTGCTGCTCTTAGTGATTCTGAATATGCAGCTACAACCGCAGCTAAACGAAAGGGTAAGGCAGCAGGTAAGCAGCATGTGGCTCAACCGAAAGCTATTGCCAGCAAAGTAAGGCAGTACAGAACATGAGTTTTACCTCTACGCTAAAGCCAGAAGAAATTAGTATGTTGCGTAAGATAGTACGCAAGGTTCACTTTGCTCATGTGGTTGATAAGTTGGGCGAATCATT